TTACCAGAAATTTCAATACTATCTGGCAATGTTATTTGTCCACCTTCAACAAGATATCCATTAAAATCAACATCATCTATTTCAACTGGATTCCCGCCTTCAATTATAGTTTGTGGATTTTTAATATCATAATCACCATAATATAAATTATTTCCTAAATCAAAAACACGAACCTGTTTCCCTTCAAATCTTTCTAATCCAGTTATAACATTATCAACAATAGAGGTTTTTAATATAGAAATAATAGAATCCATATAAACATCATCTGTTTGAAAATATGATTTTTCCAAACGTAAAGTTCCATTATCATCTGTAATAAAATAAGTTATATCTTCGGTTTCACGATTTATTACCAACATATCTTTATAAGAATCATAACTTTTAATATTATACCAACCATAAATATTTTGATCTTTAATATATGTCAATGCATATAAATCACCATCTGTACATAAAACATAAATTGTCTTTACTGGAAAATCTTTAAAAGCTAATCGTTTAATTGTTTTTGTTTCAAAAATATATTTTACTAATAAAGTTAAATCAATCCCATCATATTGTCCATATTCATTATATGATAAATCATAAATATTTCTATTATTAGAATTAGTATAAATCATAGAACGGCGAACACAAACAGGATTAACAGTTTTGCTTAATCCATCAAATAAAACTATTTGTGATTGCAAATCCCCGCTTCCTTGAACTTGTGAAATAGTATAACTTGTTGACATGATTAAATCTAATCCTGAAAAAACTTTTACCCACGCATCAAAATTTGAAATTGGTATTTCTAAATATCCAGCTTCGTCAGAATTACGAAGTTCAGAATAAACCATTGATTCTGTATTACCAACTTGTGAATATAAAAACCTAGTTTTATCTGACATAAGTTGTGTCATAAACAATCTCTGACTATAATCTGCTAAAGAATTAATATATTGTATACTACCATCAGAATTCATATAAGTTGGAGTTTCTTTACCGGCACTTCCCATAACAACAGATAAATTACCTTTATCAGAATAAGTATAAGATGTTGTTCCGCTAACAATATAAACAGAATTTAGAAAAAGCATTACGCCTTGATAGCGTTTATAAATATTTATTTTTCCACCAGTTGTAACAATATCAGAAGGCAATGATATTGTTACATCTATACGTTGTGAATATGGAGATGTTGTACTTCCATTACCTAATTCAACATTAGCACTTACAGCAGTTGCTATTTTATAAATAGTTTCATGATCTGCGTCAGAAGAAACACTAAACGCATATTCATGATCAATCATAACACTTGGCGTTGGTGCAGTACCAACGACAGTTGCAGTTATTGTTGCCGTAGAAGGTAACGCCCCTTCAAATAAAGATATTTCAACAGAAGGAATCCCCTCTTCATCAAGAACAATTTGTATTAATTTATTTACAGTCCCATCAAAAACATATAAACGTTGTTTTAATTCTTTTGAATCTAATGTATCCATACTCGGAACAAATCCATCAGGATAATCAATACTTTCAAAGGAATAAGAATTAGGCAAAAGATAATATATTGCAGTTGATGCCAATAAAATTAAAACATCATTAATAGAATTAAATTTAAAATCTGTACCAGCTTCAGATGGTATATCGCAAATATATTTTGTACCACGCCGAAATTCTAATCCACCAGCTTCACGCAGCGTCCAGTTTATACATTGTTTTAATCCAGATTTAACTTTATTGTAATCATTACGTCCATAAAGTTCAGGTGATACAATACCGCCAGTAAAATTGCTTTGTGTATAATTGACTTTATATTCGGACAATTTTATCCCCTTACATTTATATAATCATCATTTTCAATAATATCGGCATTCATTTCACTTGCATTATTTTCTTGCGCCGAATCAAGAACAGCTTGAAATTCTTGTGATAAAACACGAATATCTTTACCCTTTGCGCGTGATATTTCTATACCTATTTTTAATTCCAGAACTTCACGCAACCATGGCGACATATTATCATTACTAGTTTCAGTTAATAAATATTCAATATATAATATTGTTTCATCAGATAAAATAACTTTATTCCCATTATTATTTGATGAAACACGTGCATTGTTTTCACGAATTTTACATTCAGAATCTTTATAAAACCCAAGTATTCTAAGAGAATTAGCCGGATAAGCAAATACATTTTGATTTTGAACAGCAATTGGATCACCATTTAATGTCTGTAAAACAGCTTCTGCTCTAATTTTCTTAAATGCCCATGGATGCATAGAATAGATAAATCTGACTGAAGAATCCCATATATCACTACATAGATCTGCCATATTAGTATTTTCATCTATAGAAACAATACGTGTATCCATACCGGCCTTACGTATTCCTCCATTACAAATATCAACAATCAGATTTTCCATCATAATAAAACCTATTTAGTTTTTTTAGTTTTAACATCTTCTTTTAAAGTTTCATCCGTAGTAGAACCTTCTTTTGAACATTCATTTATATTATCAGATTTTAATTGTTCAATTTCTTGCAATGCTTTTGATAATTTTTCTGTTAATTCAGATATCTGTGATTCGGAATCTTTTAATAAAAGTTGTGATTCTTTTAATTTATCAGACAAATCTTTTATTTTCTTTTTAGATTCAGTATCTGTTAAATCAGATGTTTCCGCAGCAACAACTTCTTGTTTTTTAAATATTCTGACATTTCCATCCAACGACCATTATGCATTTGTTCTTTATCATCAATTAAAACAGAAGAACCTTTATCATAACGTTTTCCTTTAAAAATAATATTATCAACCAAGGCGACAAATTTTTTAGACATTTTTAAATCCTTTATTAACTCCAATTTATTAAACCGAGCGATGATGGAGATAACATCGCTCGGTTATTGTATATTATATCAGACTATTATCTGCTAAACCACCAATAAATACATCAGTATTTGATGGTGTCAAAGTAGTTAAAACCGCTTTGACATATTGACGATGTTTTGGCAGAGCAATAGAATACGCGCCGGCGGCTGTAACTGTAATAGTAGATGCAGGAACATCAGTATAATCTGTACCATTTGCCGAATCCTGTAATTTTACAGAACCAGAAGCAGCACTTGATACGACATTCAAGAATCCACCCAAGTTATTTTTACCACCATTATCAGCAGCACCAAAGTTTAAAACATTAGATGCTGATTGTGCACTTTCTCCATCCAAAGGACGCAAATAAAATGCATTTGCTTTATCAATAATCATAAGATCACCTCTTTATTTGTGGTGCGAGGGTTAACTCGCACCGGTTAATTTAAGCAACAACATCTTCGGCTGTTGAAATTGATTCATCTATACGGATAGGATATCCATTAAATGTCATCACAGGTTCAGCAAACAATTTTGTTTGTTTATATACGAACGATGCATTAGTTTTACTATCTGCAGCCAATTGTATTGCCAAAGAAACTTCTTTTGATACATAAATAACAGTAGAAGTTTTATTTTGCAACATTGGTGGCAATTCGCTCAGAACAGTCATTAACCATTTTGGAACGAATGTAGTATCATCAATATCATCCACATCAATATTCGCAACACGAGCAAATGCACGTGGATCACGAGTACCCAAACCTAATGTTGCTTCAACTTTATAGTTTTCAACCAACATTCTTTTTGTAGAATCATTTGGATCAGTAATAACACTTTCTCCTAATACTTCAAAATTGATACCTGCATTTGCTTTTTCTGGCACAATTACATAAGCACCATTAATTAAATCCCAACCTACAACGTAGATTGAAGTTAATTTAGTTGCATAAGAATTTCCACCAGCACTGATAACACGATTTCCGTCTAATGTTGCACAGAATGTAGCAATACCATTGATAGAATCTGCACCATTTGCTTTTACGCTATCATAGATCAAGTCAGAATTCATAGATTGACCCCAACCCATCAAAATTCCTTCCATATTATCTTGACGAATTTCGTCAGGATTTTTAGCATATTGGAATTCCATGGCATCAATCCAAGGCAATGATTGATAGTTTTTCAGTCCGAATTCACGATTATCACGCGAAGGGAACTGTCCACCAACACCTTGATTTAATCTTTTAACTTCTGCTGTCGGCAATGAAGTACGGAAAGTTTCTTTATGTGTCAAGATATTATTAGCTTTCTTGACCGGTGCGTCTTTTAAGATATTACAAGTCTTCATTAAGACTTCTGCCGTTTTAATAGCATTGCCACTAGCGTCCAGATTTTTTGCCATATCTATAATAGAACGACCATTAGTTTTATATGTAGTCATTTTTTTGTCCTATTGTTTTTTAGTAAAATCAAATTTAGTATTTCCATAAATATCTTTCGACTGTTCAGAACTTACCATAGGCTGTTGACCTTTAATAACTTTTGCACCTTCAAACTCACGCGCGATTTTAAGTATCATCTTTTTTAAAGCAGGACTTTTTGTAAATCCAAATTTTTCAAGTTCAGCCATATCGGTTTCATTTGAAAATTTTTTCATTGTATCTACAACAAGTTTATTATTGCTTTCAAAATTTTTACCATAATCACTATCAGTTTTCAAACTAGTTTCCCAATTTGCTTCAAGATCTTTTACTTTTTTTTCTTGATTTTCCTTATTAATTTTTGCGGATTCGGAAACAAGTTTTAAGTATTTGTTTACCTCATCCTTCCCCTTGAATAAGTCTTTATGGTTATCAAATAATTCAGTTTTACCTGTTTCATCTAATCCCAAACCTTCTGGCCATTCAATATCGCTAATCGTAAAACTATCCCCGACAGGTTGAATAGGTTCAATTACTTCCGGTTGTTTTTCTGAATTTTCAACTGATGGATTTTCCACTGGTTTATTTTCTGAACTTTCAACTGTATCTTTAACTTCTGGCGTAATTTTTACACCATCCGTTTTTTCAAAATTGAATTCTCCAACATTATTCGTCTGTGTTGTTTCCTCTGTCATATAATACCTCCTTCAAGGTTTTGTCATCAGATATAAGTTTTTTTAACTCATCAACATGATTATACATTATTTCTTGTAATAAATCAAGACCAACTTCATGTGCAGTTTTATCAATTCTATATGAAATACCTTCGTTTAAATTTACCCCACATTTTGAAAGTATATCCAAAATAAATAAACGACCATCTGCCGTTGATAAAACATTATGAATCATAATTGCACGTTGTTTTTCGTTCATACCATACCAGATATTGTTTCGCCAGCAACAGCATAGTTTTTAACTGCCTCTGACATTGATTTTTCTGCGTTTGTGTTTGCTTCAGAAACACGAGCTGATTCAGCCGCGTCAGATTCTTCTTTTAATTGTTTCATAATATCTTCTGTTGATATTATTTGTTCCTGATCTATATCCAGTTTCTTTGCATAATTATCAACTATTTTTAATATATTTGGTTTACGTAAAGCAATAGAATTCATTGCGCCTACACTGCTTACAAATTGCAAGAAACGTTCTACCAAAACTAAATCTGATAAAGATTGTGATTGTGCTAATAATGAATGGAAAGACACATTCATTGTTCTTCCTCGTAACGAATCAGGCATATTTTCTGGCAATAACCCTTGGTCTAGCATAAGTTTAAATGCACGTTCACACATTTGCCCAAGAGCAATCATTGCATTTTGAATTATACCACCAAGCATTATTAATTCTTCTTGTGAAACTTTTTTTACTTCTTCGGCAGTTCGTGTTTTTGGATTACTCATAATGAAAGAAAATAAATTTTTAAATGTTAAATATTCAAGACGCCCTTCAATTTCTTTAATTCCACGCAATCCATCTTCCGTACTAAAATTAATTGAATACAATGATTCAATTCCATTCTTAACGTTTGTATAAGTGATTTCATTACTTCCAGATTTTATTCCAGATGTCTTTAATGCAGGATCAGCACGTAATGGTGGCGCAATGTTTTTTTTACGAGCTCTGGCTGTATCTTTTTCAATTTCCTGCAATTCACGAACATCACCAATAATATCATGCCCAATACCCATTGTGTAAACAGAAGTTATTTTACGATACCAATGAAAAACAATAAATGGAAAATCATCTAATCCACGTAATTCTAAAACACAGTCATCATCACGTATACCTTCTACCCAGATACATGAAATAAAAGGTTTATTAAATTCATTTTTAAATGCTGGTAAATAATCCGGATTTGGTTCAATAGCTTGAACGCAATTATAATCTTTAAATCCATTACCTTGTTCTAATTCTTGTTTTAATAATTCTGGTAATTTATCGTATCCAAACCAACTCTTTAATTGTTCAGCATTCATTGTAAATTTACGATATAAAACATTTTCATTACCTTCAAAATCTTCCGATAAAAAATATTCCCCACATGTAAAAGCATCGAAATCTAATTCAGATTTATTTGACTTTT